ATCACCAGCCGTATGGAAGCAATGTGCAGGCATCCACAAAACTCCTTTTTGGGGAATGACCACATTAGTCTTCGATGTCGAACCATCTGGACGAGTGATAGTTGCCATACCTACATTCTTCTGGATCTTTTGCACCAACTGAGAAGTGCTTGCGTGTTTAGAATAGTCCTGTTTCCCAACTACTATGGAAGATTTCTTGAGAAAACCAAACCAACCGGGATCTTCTACTTTCTCTTCAGTCACGGTAGCCGAATTAGGCTCTTTCGTTTCAAACCACATCTTCGCAAGACGCAATCCTACGATAATACCCGCTACTGCTAACGCACCTTGTTTGTACTTACTACCATTTCTCCTGTCTTCAATATCAACCTGGATGGCATCTCGACGCTGCGTATACTCACGTTGGTAAGCTTCACAGCGTGCCCAATAATGGCCATATAGACCAAGGGTGGTAACATAACCAGTGAAAAACGACATTCCACACCAGTCCTTCCTATCCTTAATCCCAGAGATCACCATAGCTGTTGCAGTAGCCATTGCCACTCTCTTAAACCAAGGCTTAACATCATACAATGCTGCATTAGCCTGCCACCTGTACACGCAATACTTGAAAGCCTCTGTGTTATATATACAGGTTGGTGTAAAGGCTATCAAAGCTGGTGTGACATTGCTAGATATAGCTTGGGACAATTCGTCTGACAAGTATTTAGTCGTCATCTTCCTAACTGGACTAAAACCAAGCAAACTGGTGAAGGTTCCAAATGGTGTCCAAATATTGGCAAAAGTCTTTTTCACAGACTCAGTTAAAACATTAGATACGAAATCACTTGCCAATTCCACTGAGTGAGGTTCTAACTTCTTAATATCTTCAAGGCTATCAGCTTGTCTCAACTGATGCTCCAAAAACTCCTCGATGTCAGAATCACAAGGTCCCTTAGAGGATTCTACTGATTTGGTATCAGTTTCATCCACGTCCATCACCGTGATTGGAGATGCAGGTTTAGGACCGTGTGGAACACGCGTAACAATACTCATCGGTTTATGGAAGTCAGGTTCTACACACCTGCAAATTCCCTTAACCAATGAACATTTGTGACAGCTCTCCGCCTTGTCAAACTCGGCAGATCGTTTGATCACCGAATATTGATCCGCCTTATGTTTCTGGGCATAATCCACCAAAACTCGAAGATATGTATACAAATCCAAATCCTTACATACTATCAACTCGCCGTCAATAACAACCTTGTAAGGATGAAACTCATGCTTTTGTTGACAAGGAGCTATGGGGACCAACACACTTTGATCAATGGACACTAACCAAACATCCTTCGTGAGATCAGTATTCTTGAGCTCCGGATGAGATTGGTCTAAAGCCACTGAACCTGGTTTTCTGAATTTTGGTTTAACAGCCACTCGTGTGTGCAAAAGTCTGGACAAAGACGCCTCAGGGACATTAGTGTACAGATTCACAGAATAATCTGTGTGGTTAGAAGTAATTACTCCCACCTTAAAATCAACAAACACGACTCCTTTGGACGCCAGTTCCGCCTTCACTGCTGTAGTCGCCATGTTGTTGAAAAATTTGATTATTATGTCTGTGGGACTAGTAATACAAAAAGCAGCTTTTCCATTACCAAGATCATCTAGAAACACTCCAAGTATATCAGATGTCATTGTGGAATCGTACTTATCAAACATATCCTTTGAAATAATACGAGTGGTGTCATAAGGGAAATCCATGGCCTCAAGCAATGTCCGCATCACTATTTTAGCCAACGTGGATTTACCAACACCAGAGGGCCCTGTCAAGCCCTTTCCAAGGGGCCTAAAGCGTATAGCCGTATTCCTGCGCTTAGCTATTATCCTCTCCTTAATACTCTGAAGGATGCTATAACGCTCGACTACCCACAAGCTCAAAGAAGAATTGGCCTTGCTTTTACGAAAATATTCGCATGTGGATATTAACTCCTCAACTTTTTTCTCGAAAGCTCCAATCTCTCCTCTATTACCATTCAATACTGCATCAGCAGAAGACACAATCTCTGTATAATCAGTATTAAATTTTTCCAATCTGTTATCTGAAAAGAACAAAGGTTCCAAAGATTTCTCCTCGATAATCCTGTGTCCTGTAACAGATGTCCACTCAAACACATCTATGACAGCATCTATAAGACTCACTGCACATATTTGCTTCTCAATTGCCGGCAAGGAAAACATCTCGAATCCTGAAATGGTCCATTTGACTCCATTAATCTCACACACAGTCAAAGATATGGCTGCGGATATTAACCATGCAATCTTACCGAAAATTGAATTCGTCTTCAACAAAGTCCATCGTTGCTTGATATCACCAATATTCCATGCCATAGGTTGCTTGGTTTTGTCAATCTTGTCCATCTTTTTAAAAATGTACCTAGAAATGCTACGGGATGTATTTGACTTAATATACGCTACTAAAGCCACCACTACATCTGTAGTATCATTAGCTCGTGCTGCTTGATATAACAGCACTACGAGACTTTCCAAAGCAGACATCCATTTGTCCGATGATTCCATTCCTTCCACCTCACTGATAGATGCTAACAGATCCATTAATCCAGGATCATCATCTTCATCTCCATCAGCATTTTTCTCCTGTGCAGGAGAAGTGTCATCATCACCTACATGTGGTTCCGCACTTGCGTGAGGACGCAACATAGCATCATCATCTATTGTGCACATACAATCTTCAAACTCGCGACCACAATCACCGCAATAATCTATAGTCGAATCTGTATCTGAAGAAAATTCCCGACCGCATGCTCCATAACATGCACATGGTGCACAAACGGGGCAATATTCGGGCGAAAATCTGCACAACCTGTGACACACGTGAGTTGGGCTATCATGAGGACACTCGCAGTATACCTCATCACATGAGCGACAATATATGTTTGG